TTATTTAAATGCCGGCAGCCAGCCGAACACATCCAGAATGACCGTCAGATACACAATCGCACCGCAGACAATCACCAGATTCAGTACCGCGCTGTTACACGGCGAACGGTAAATGGTATCGCTGTCGCTGTAGCGTTTGCGGGAGGCTTTTACCAGGAACGGCGGTAAAATCACACTCCAGATAGTAAAGGCCAGACCGGCATAACCGATGGCATAAACGAATCCGTTCGGGAAGAAGAAACACACCACCGCCGGTGGCAGATACGTCACTACTGCTGTTTTGAAACGACCGGCGCTGTCATTTTTAAAGTTCAGCAGGTCGGCAATATAGTCAAACAGGCCGAGTGTTGCTGCCAGCAGGGAACTGGCCACCGCAAAGTTACCGAAGAATGTCAGGATAAGATCCATGGTTTTCCCTGACATCACCCCGCCGATAGCCTCAACGAACACATCAATGTTCCCGCCTTTGGCAATAATCGGGGAGAAGTTGGCGCGGCTGATATTGCCCATCGTGACACCCAGCCAGAAGATATACAGCAGTACCGCAAATATTGTCCCGATAATGATTGAACGGGTAATAAAGCGGAATTTGGTTTTACCGTACAACTTCACCAGGCTCGGCACGTTACCGTGGAAGCCGAACGAAATAATACAGAACGGCAGTGTCATCAGAACATAAGGCAGATATTTCGTTCCGGGTATTGCCACTGATGCGGAATCCAGCAGATTGGCAATTTCCACGTGTGCAACCAGTCCGGAGAAGGTGGCAAAGAACGCGATAAACTTACCGAAAATTAAAATGGTGGTAATACGTCCGACCCATAATGAGCTGTACCAGACAATCGCAGCCACCAGACAGGCGACAATCACGACCGCGGCTTTTATCGGCAGGGCGACACCGGTATATTTCAATATCGTCTGAGTCAGAACAGCGGATGACCCGGATATATAGGCATACGTCAGAATATAGAGTACAAACCCGAAGGCAATACCCACGACAATATTCCATTTTTTGCCCAGTAACTCGGTGGTGAAGGTATTAAAGCTGGCGCCCGGTTCAAAATGCAGGTTAACTTCAACTAACATCAGACCGGTCAGCAACATCATAATTGCAACTAAAATCAAAATAACGGTGGCACCGGAAAACCAGACACCGGCCATCGCAATCGGCAAAGAAAACATACCGCCGCCAACGACTGTTGCTATAACAAGCATGGTTCCGCTGGTCAGTCCGGGTGATTTATTTGTATCGGCACTATGAATACTCATAATAAAAGTTTCCTATTAATGATAAATATCACCAACAGCATTCATATTTATCGATTTTATTTGTTCTTTATTGTTATAGGGATGCAGAGACAAAAAGGCCCCATTAAAATAATGAGGCCTCTGTCATCAGATAATTACACGTAATCAAAGCGTGCAGTGAAGAAACGTAACTGCTTCGGCTCGTATACGAACTTCAGCCCTTTAATGTCTTCTTTGTGTTTGAACAGTTTGATAATACCGTCAGCAACCAGATCCATGTGTGCATAGGTGTATACACGACGAGGAATAGTCAGACGAACGGTTTCCAGCTTCGGACGGTGATGGTCGCCGGTTTCTTTGTTACGGCCTGCGGAGATAATACCGCGCTCCATAGAACGTACACCGGTTTCCATGTAGATGCTGGCTGCCAGGCTCTGTGCCGGGAACTCATCCTGGGTCAGATGCGGGCAGAAACGGCGTGCATCGAGGAATACTGCGTGGCCGCCGACCGGCTCAACAATCGGTACACCGGCTGCTTTCAGTTTTTCGCCCAGGTAACGAACCTGCTTGACGCGGTGCTCGATATATTCGAACTGCATCGCTTCGCGTAAACCAATAGCCATCGCTTCCATATCACGACCGGCCAGACCACCGTAAGAAGGCATCCCTTCATAAACCACAACCAGTTCACGTGCAGCAGAGAACATGTCGTCGTCGTTCATACACAGGAAACCACCGATGTTCACCAGACAGTCTTTTTTACCACTCATGGTACAACCGTCAGCGTAGCTGAACATTTCGTGAACGATGTCTTTAATGGAGACATCTTCGAAGCCTTCTTCCTGCTCTTTGATGAAGTAGGCGTTTTCCACACAGCGGGTCGCATCGTAGAACACTTTGATGCCGTGCTTGTCACATAACTGGCGGACTTCACGCATGTTTGCCATAGAGACCGGCTGACCACCTGCCAGGTTTACGGTTACCGCCAGACAGATATAAGCGATATTTTCCGCGCCTTTCTCAGCAATCAGTTTTTCCAGTTTTTTAATGTCGATGTTGCCTTTGAATTTCACATCCAGGCCCGCATCGTGAGCTTCATCGCGGACGATATCGATGAATGTCGCACCATTTTTTTCCTGGTGATAACGGGTGGTGGTGAAGTACATGTTACCTGCAACATACTGACCCGGTTTGATAGCTAATGAAGAGAGTAAGTTCTCTGCACCGCGGCCCTGGTGAGTAGGAACGATGTGTTTAAAGCCGAATAATTCCTGAACAGTTCTTTCCAGATGGAAGAAGTTTTCGCTGCCCGCGTACGCTTCGTCACCCATCATCATGCCGGCCCATTGTTTATCGGACATGGCGTTGGTGCCGCTATCGGTCAGTAAATCGACATAAACGTCTTTGGAATTCAACAAGAAAGTGTTGTACCCGGCCTCTTTCATTCTTTTGATACGCTCTTCGCGAGGGATCATGGATACGGTTTCAACACTTTTAATACGATACGGTTCTGCTGGATACATCATGGTAAAATCTCCAATTATTTATAATAATAACTCGATAATTTACACAGGCATTTATCTGTTTATAAGTATCATGCCTTGTGAATGATATAGCATTTGTAAATCCGGTAGTGTTCTTGTCTTAATTCAAATTCAGTTTTTTTATTTCTGTTATTTCTTTCTCTGCCATCCTTTTCGTTTGGCGTGAAATCATCATACGTGAAAAAAAATGAAAAGGGAATGGGGGGTATTGAAATAAACAAGATCCGTATTAATCACAGGTGTAAACCGGGTGATCTGTATCACTTAAACTAAAATAATTCATTATATTCAATGAATTGTGTTTGTTAATGTCTTGTTGTGTATTTATGTTAAATATACATTTACCTCATCGTTAAAATCCGGGAGTAATATGAATAATTCAATGCTGTCGGGCAGTTATGCTGCAATGAAAAGCCATTTTATTCTGTATGATTTTATATAGGTTAAGAAAAAGTAAATAAGGATAAAACGTACAAATTTAAATCTATCTTTACAGGAAGAATAAAAAAACGGATGAGAAGTCTTGTTCTTTTTTAACAAAAACTATGCATCAGATGCATTGATATGGCAATTTAAGTTAAAATATCTTATAAGTAACCATCGTTATAATCACATTTGTTTTTATTGATCATACGGAAAAACGTTATGATTTATTGAATCCTTCAACTGAAACCTGGGATAAAAATAAAAATGTGACACAGTCAGGATAAATTTGATGATAAAGATCACATTGATAATGTTACGTTACATGAATGAAAAGTAAGCGACAGCAGGGAATAACAAAGATATTTAATTAAAGCAGTGAATTGTTATGCATTCTGGCATGTGGTTGTTTAGTGATCATATTCACGGTTTCGCATTTACAGTCATGTTAGTAAAGCAAAACGCTGTACTTAAATGTTTACATTATCAGTGGGTGAATAGTAACAGGATGTGTGTGATATACATATTTCCCCGGGTCTTGTTATTGAAATTTAACGCTATTATTTTCTATTTATTTGGCATTTAAATCCATAATGCATATTAATATCAGTTGATAATTAGAATCAAGTTCTTGTTGTCAGGTTATTCATCTTTGATGGTATCCGGAGTGATTTACAGAGACAGACACGATTTCATGAAGAATCAGCAACCGCCCGCTGAAAACGGAAAATAACGAATTTGTGCTTCAGATCACGCAAGGAAGGTATGAATAAAGAAGAAAAATCAGGCAAAGCGGCAGAGATTTCCGGTTTTCAGCTTGAAAACCCTGCCGGGCAGGAGTGTAATAATGCCGTGCCGGATTAGCTCAGTTGGCAGAGCAGTTCATTCGTAATGAAAAGGTCACCAGTTCGAATCCGGTATCCGGCACCACCTCATAATCCGTTGTTTACCGTAACCATCCGGAAAATAACGGATTTTTTATTTATTCAGTGATTTTTTACTGTATGAGTGTACAGTTTTATTTGCTTTTGTCCGTTGTAATCCGCGTAAATAACGGGTACAAACATGGGTATCTGAGTTAGGTTACCGGGTATCTGATATGAAACTCTCTGCAAGGCAGGTTGAAACAGCGAAACCTGAGATTAAAGACTATAAATTACCTGATGGCGCGGGTCTTTTTTTACTGGTAAAGACTAACGGAGCCAAGTACTGGCGCTATCGGTATCAATTTGCCGGACGTGAAAAAATGTACGCGATAGGGGTATACCCTGATGTATCTCTGGCCGATGCCCGCACTAAACGGGATGAAGCCCGCCTAAAGCTAAAAGAGGGTATCGATCCTGTTAAGGCCCGACAGGTTAAGATTGTTTCCGGGCGTGAAAATACGTTCCGGCGTCTCTCCGTTGAATGGCATGAATTTAAAAAATCTCGTTGGTCAGAAGGGTATGCGTCCGATATTTTGGAAGCGTTTAATAAAGATATCTACCCCCTGATAGGTGATTTGCCTGTCGACAGTATTGAACCTATATATGCTCTGAAAGCTCTTTCTGCCATTGAGCAACGGGGGGCAACTGAAAAAGCCAGTAAAGTGCGGCGCTGGACCAGCGAAGTTTTTAAGTATGCTATCGCGACCGGTAGGGCAAAGTATAATCCTGTGGCGGAATTACGCAGTGCTATGCGTGGTCATGTCTCCAGCCGGTATCCGTTCTTATTGTTACACGAAATCCCTGATTTTTTATCCGCGCTGGAAAATTACGCGGGTAATCCTGTAACGGTAATTGCCACGAAAATGTTGATGTTGTCCGGGCTGCGTACTGTTGAACTGCGTAAGGGGGAATGGTCTGAAGTCGATTTTGATAACAAAACATGGACCATACCAAAAGAGAGAATGAAGAAACGGAAAGCTCACATCGTGCCGCTGTCTGATCAACTGGTTGCCCTGTTGCATGAACTGCAGCGGTATTCCGGGCGGTATACCTGTATGTTTCCGGGGCGTTCGGATCCGATGAAACCAATGAGCGAAGGGACAGTTAACGGGCTGATAAAACGGGTTGGTTTTGAGGGGCGGGTAGTAGGGCATGGCTTCCGGCACACGATGAGCACTATTCTGAATGAAAAGGGTTTTTCTTCTGACTGGATAGAATTACAACTGGCTCATGTCGACAAAAATATTATTCGCGGTACGTATAACCATGCCCTTTATCTGGACGGGCGAAGGGAAATGCTTCAGTGGTATGCTGATGAAATTGATCGTCAATGTCTGATCTAACGTGCAGTTTGCTGACGTTTCCATTCAAGAATGTCTCCCCGCACCCACCGGGCTGCTCGTCGGCCTATTTTGTGTTGTGCGGGGAATTCCTTCCTTTTAATCATGTCGTAAATTGCCGTTTTTTTCAGGGTTACGATCACTTCAACTTCTTTCATCGTCAGTAAATCATCGTCACGTTCTTTTACTTCTGCCATTGTGTTTGTATCCTATTTGGAGGTATCAAGTTTAAATAATTCAATGATGTTTGCGTCAGGACAATAATCTTTAACGAGATCGATTTGCTTTTTGTCTTTAGTAAAGCTTAAGCCTCTCGCGTTTCTATATTCCCAGGCATATGGGGTGAGCTGTTGGTATTTGAGTAGTTCATCACATATTTTGTAAATCAGTTCTGCGGGAAATGAAATATAATCATCGTCCATACTGTTCATGGCCTCGCGTGATTCGTATTTAATTTGCCGTGTGGCTTTAATTAGCTCATCTTTTTTCACAATATTATTTCCTCTTCATTGCTTCTAACAGTAAATCCTGAATTTCACGTTTTGAGTTTCGCCGCTCCATCACGACTTCATCCATCGTGCCGGCGGCTATCAGGTGATGAATAAAAACAGGGCGGTTATATCCGGCCTGAATCTGCCGGGTGGGGCCGATACGCTCAATGATTTGCTGGTACTGCTCCAGATCCCACCAGTGAGAAAAGAATACCAGGATGTTACCGCCGTCCTGCAGGTTAAGCCCGTGCCCGGCGCTGGCGGGATGCGCGAACAGTACCGGTATTTTTCCGGCATTCCAGTCACGTAGTGTCTGCGGATCTGCATCCAGATTTTTACCTTTCGGAAAGGCTTTCAGCAGGCGCACCAGGTCATGCTTCCAGTGGTAGGCAACCAGAACCGGAGTACCGCCGGATTCGTTGATGATACTTTCCAGCGCCTGAATTTTGGTATCGTGTAACTCAGCCCAGTTATGATCATCATCGGTGTAAATAGCGCCGCTGGCGATTTGCAGGCATTTGACGGTTTTGGCTGCGGCGTTCAGGGCTTCGATACCGTTGTTTTCCAGCTCAAGAAACATTTCTTTTTCCATTTCCTGATACTGTTTTCTGGCTTTGGCCGGTAGTTCGAGCCGGATTATGTTATGGATCGGTTCTTTGATATCGAACCAGTCGGCGGCATCGAGGGATATTGTCACATCACGCAGGGCTGACTGTATCTGCTCCTGTGCGAACGGCCACGGTTCGAGCTTTGACCATTGTTGTCCCGGGAACTGAATGCTGTTAAACCAGCGTGAGGTAAAAGCGCTGTACGTCCGCCCCAACCGCTGGCCCTGATCGACAAACCATGCCTGACCCCACAGGTCTAACAGTCCGTTAGGGGATGGCGTACCGGTCAGATTCACCCAGCGGCTGACGTGTTTATGCGCAACCTTTGCCAGTGCGGCAGCCCGTTTACCTCCTTTCCGCAGACGGAACGATTTCAGCCGGGTACTTTCATCGGCAATGATGGTACCGAAAGGCCAGTGGTCACCCATCATCTCAACCAGCCACACCAGGTTGTCATAATTAATGGTAAACACGCTGGCATTGGTATTCCTGATAGCTGCCATGCGCTCTTTGGCGGAACCAATTATCGGCTGAACATCTATATTACGCAGGTGATTCCATTTGACCGCTTCATCCGGCCATGTTGAATGGGCGACCCGTAACGGTGCCAGCACCAGAGCCGGTTTAGTTTCACTGCCGGCCATAAACAGATCTTCCAGCGCGGTCAGTGTCGCGACTGTTTTTCCCATACCCATACCCGCCCAGACATTTGAGCGCTTAATATCAATTTCGTGACTGAGAATGAGATTTTGGTAGGGGTGGGGTGTTAAGTTCTTTGTCATAATAACCTTCTACTTAAAAAGGATATCAAAATATGAAGTTAATCAGTCAAAATTTAACGGTTGTAGATTTTTTCAAAAATGGTGGAGTACTTATATATGAGGTTAAAGCCAACGAGGTTGATGAAAGTAATCCAAATTTCTATAAGTTACCTGAAATTCAATCAAAGTTATCCACGGGGTTTGAACTCTCGCCACCTGATATTATCCATTACCCGAAAGAAGCCGCTCTAATTTCAGCATATGGTGATGATTGGACTCGATTCATTACCCGAGTATATAGAGCAGGGGGGCGAATTATTTATAGACAAATAACCCCTGGCATTTATCATGCTGAATGTAAACTCTGGTGTTAATTGAATACGTTTCTTAAATCCTTACTATCCAAAACAACTACCTGATGCCCTAAAGCCAAAAGTCGCGCGTGTTCCCGCAACTGATCGGGGCGGGGCTTTTCTCCGGGGGCTTTGCACTCGACAAAGATAATTTTTCCGCCGGGCAGGAGAACCAGTCTGTCAGGTACTGCCCGTCGGCCGGGGGAGACGAATTTATAGGCGATCCCGCCGGCCTTTTTCACTTCGCTGACCAGATGCCTTTCGATCACATCCTCGCGAACCTTACTCATCGCGGGTACCTTTGTTCTTTTCCCGCTGAATCTGCGTAAAGCAGAAATCAGAGCGGTGTTCACTCCACCGCTGGTTACTTAATTTGTGTGCCAGCCGGTGCGCCTGCGCCCATGCTTTTGACGCTTCCCAGTATTTACCGGCCTGTTCGAGACGCACAGCATCCCGCGCTGCACGGAAGTACAGCGGGCTGTCATTATGTTTGAATGCCATGAAATTAGTCCTTACGGTAATGGTACGCCTCAAAGCCCCCGGCACTGAGCGGGAGGTCTGGCGCCCATCCGGGGTTAGTGGCAAGTAGTGCAGAGAGTTGTTCGTGGTTGAAATCCGTGCTGTCTGGGGCCTCTGTTAAAACTTCATCGTGTACCGTCAGCACAATGGCATAACCGTGGTTTTCAATAACCGGCATGTTAGCGGCGAGAACATCCCTGGCGGCGGCCTGTGTGACGTTTTCCACCAGTTTCCCGCCGTAGGTTTTCAGGCGCTGCCATTTACGGCTGTAGGGATTAACACCCATATAGCTGATCTGCCCGTTGTCCACACGCGGGGACGGGTAGCACACGGCGCGGCCGGATGGCAGAACGATACGCAGCCAGGCTTTATCCCGGCGTACTTTGAGCCTGCGACACGGGAACGTGGTTCCCGGTGAGGCAATCGCCCGGCGTACGGTATCTTCCAGTTCGTACCAGAATGAGACGGTTTCAGGATGTGCATTACGCCACATACGTTTCAGTGAATCACAGGTGATGAATACCTTTTCACTGAGGCCGTAGGTTTTTTTCGTTTCAACAGATTTCTGGTACCAGTTCAGCGCTTCATGCTTAACTTTTGGCGGGATATTAGGCAGTGCGGCATCCGCGAGTTCATCCAGATTCAGCCCGTAGGTCAGGGCAAATGTCAGGAAAGCGGCAACGCCACCACCGTAGCCCAGCCCCAGTTCCATCACTTTACCAATCTGGCGCATGTGCTTATCGACATCATCAGGCGAGATATTGAAAGCGCGGGCATAGGCCAGCTTATACAGATCCGCACCAATGCCGTTATCAAACTCACTGAACGCTTTTATTTTCCAGGCTTCACCGGCCAGCCATGCCAGCATCCGGCCTTCGATATTGGAAAGGTCAGACACCACCAGTTTTTTACCTTCCGGTGCCATAATACAGCCGCGAAGTGCTGAACTGGTCAGTTGCATGATGTCGTCATAAATCAGGTCTGCACATCCGGCTTCAAGTGCCTCGATACCGTTATCAATTGTTTCCTGATCGAGTGTCGGGCGGGGCAGGTTCTGCGGTTGGAACAGGCGACCGGCCCAGCGTCCGGTACGGGATGCTCCGCAGAACTGTAATGTCCCCCGCAGGCGTCCGTCAGCACTGACACCATTCATCAGGGCTTTGTATTTACTGGTGCTGGTGGTGCTGGCCTGTAAACGGATAGCCAGTAACTCGCGCAGGGGCAGCGGGATATCCGGATCACTTATCCGGCGTTCGAGCGTACTTTTTTGCATGTCTGGCAGGTCAACACCGAAAGCGGACGATATGTGCTGCAGCAACGCGTCCCGCTGTGTGGCCGCCTGAACCTCGTTATCTGTCAGATCTTGTGTCAGACGTGCGAGCCGTTTTTGTTCCTGCTCAACGGCTTCAATCGCCGCAGCCGCCAGGCGTACATCCATACAAACGCCACGGTCATTAATTTCCTGATCACGGTGCCAGTGCTCCAGCTCCTCATCTTTGTAATTCCATGCAGGTAAGCGTTTATGCACTTCGCGCATGGCCTCAATATCGAGTCCCGCGTAGGCAATAAAACGCTTCCATTCTTCCGGATGGGTTTTACCTGTTGCCCGGCGCAGGGCTGAATTTTTAGGGCGGGGTTTACAGAACAGCTGGATCAGGGCTTTACCTTCTTTATCCTTCGCTTTGTCTGTCGGTACCCCGAGCACTTCACATAACGCCGCCAGCGCTCCCGGTAAACCGTGTGCCAGTGCCTGAACCATGGTGTCACGCCAGCGGCGGACGTTTGTTTTTATTCCGGCATGGTTCAGCATTGTCCGGTCAAAATGACTGTTATGTGCAAAAATCACAGTATCCGGGTCTGTCAGCGCCTGCTTTAACTCCGCAGGCATAGGTGATTTGTCTGTAATATCCCATACATTAACGGGACTGTTGTTTATCGCCCATGCAAAAAGCATAATTTCTACAGTTTCCGCATAGGAATGCGTACCGTATTTAATTGGCTTTTCACTGAACGTTTCGAGGTCGAGCCAGAGGATATTTTTCATAATAATTGAAGGAGTAAATTATGTGGGGATTCAGTATCGGAATAATAACTTTTGTGGTGGCGCTACTTATTCCGGCTATTTATGTGTTGTCCAGAGGTGCATCTTGGTTTCAGGCGTGGCTTAATAACACCGAAAAACCAAATGATAAAATGATTGTTAAAATTGTACTTGGCTTGATAATTGGATTTGTTTTAGGTGGAATGCTTCAGTATTTTTGGGATGTGTTTTCAGCTTGCAAGGATAGTGGGTATCCGTTATTGCAATGCTTTAATAAGTAATGCTAATAGGCCTCTTTCAAATAGAGGCCTTTTTTTTAGTCGGAATAACATTTAAAGTCATAAAGACAAAGTAAGCGCCTGTAGTCTGTTGAGGTTTTTAAATCAGAATTCATTAGGTATTCTTTTATATTTTCATGAGGTATTTTGTCATTAAAATAGCTATGATAAATACAGTCTAATTTTTTAGAGTTAGATATGTTTTCGTCAGAAAAAATACTCTCAACAGTAGTGTGCATATTCTCACAATTCATACTTTCATGTGTTCTCTTATAATGCTCATCTAATTTTCTTATTTGTTGTTTTTTATAATCCATAACGTTTTCTAATGACTGACATATTCTTGAGAAGGCGAAGATAGGAAAGAATTGAGATGTTTGTATTTTTTGCTTATTTAGTAATTCTATTAATTGATGGTTGGATTCATCTATTATTTTAAAGTAGTTTTCCATCATCTCTGATTTTGTTTGATACACATATTGTATTGTTTTTTCAGAACCTACAGCAATAACCATTTCTTCATTTTTCAGAGAGTCAAGATTTTCGGTTATTTTTACCTTGATTTCGCCACCACTTTTTATAGTGTTCCACACTTTTTGTACTTTTCTGATATCCATTGCTGACACGGGGAGAACTAACTGTGAAATGGCATTATAAACAGCATTGTAATTATCCGTTTTAATTTTATTAATTCGGATTATTGACATTCCCTCTATATCGATATCATGCTCTACTATCTCGGTTGACATGTCATCTTTGCTATATTCAACTAATAAGAAATTATCTCTTATGTTTTTAGCTAAATTTGTGTTTAAATCCACGTAGGAGAACACTGTTCTGAGCAATTGCTTTATATTTGTATCACTAATACTATAACCTATAAATATTATAGGGTTGTGAATGAATAGAGATAGTAATTGGGCGCGAATTAATTCGTATTTGTTATTGAATTTATTATAATCATCTTCGGTTATTATTATGTTGTTATAGTCACTTGTGCAGCCGTGAATTTTATACACAGAACCATATGGATTGCTTAAAAGGATATTATTTCCTATTAATGGGCTGAAATCAAAAAGTGCTTCTATTAATTGATCATAATTAGTAGTTATTATAGAGCCTATGTTTTTTCTTGTTTTTATTAATGAGTCTATTTCATTTTGCATCTCGGGTTTTATTTCAAGCTTTTTTAATAGGGATGAAATATAGATTTTAAAACGACTTGTCTTAATGCCATCTTTCATTTTTTCATAGAAAATGTCATTTATATCTTTAAATTTTCCATCTCTTTCCTTGGATAGTATAGTGTTAAATTCACTTTCTAACTTGGTTGCTAAGATATCATATCTATACTCACCATTTATCTCAGATTCTGCTTTTATATCATAATAAAATTCTGGATTTCCGGTTAATTCAAATGATATGTGGGAAAGTAGATTATCCCAACTATATGAATGAGTTAGATAACGAAGGCTAAATCCTGTACCAATAAAAAGAACAGGATGATTTTTAAACTTGCTGACAAATTCTTGGATATCCATACCGATTCTCTGGGTTGACATTTGATATCCTTAATTTAGATGATATTGAATATAAGATCTATGCTGTTAGATACTTTATACATACAGATGACTCAACTTACGTATTATTGAGTCACCTGTACGGTACTAAACTTAAATCAGTGATTCTTCCTCTTCACCGACACTAAGATCATCGAAGTCGTCTTCGCTGGCCACACCGCCGCCGGCGAAGGCGTCACCGTCGCGGTAGAACTGAACGCCGCCGAGGGATGCGGAAATGCCTTTGCCCTGGTTGTCGTAAGCGAAGAGAGTGATCGTCGCGTTGACGTAGCAGCCGGAGTACGGGCGGCCGTCCTGTGCTGTCAGCGGAGAGCGGTCACGGTCGATAACCAGCGGTCGGGCTTTGTTGCTGGCACCAATGTACATGTGGTCAGCGTAGCCGTCATACTCTGCTTTTTCATCACCGTCGCGGAAGTTAAAGCGCATGGAGTTACCACGGATAGATTTCAGTACTGATTCTGCTTTGGCTCCCCACTTGTCAGTCGCAACCTTTTTGATTGCCTGCTCGATAGCATCAATCAGGTCTTTGCGTTTTTTGTCGATCAGGAAGGTTGCACGGAATTTAAAATCGCCCTGGCCGTTGACCTGTGTTGCTTCAAACAGTTCAGGAAAAGCCAGACGGACATTAGTTAATTTAACTTTCATAAGGTTCCACCTTTTAATTAAATGAGGTCTGCGGCGAGTGCATCGTCAGATACATCGTCGAAATCGGTTTCAGGGTTAATGACGAGAGCAGGGCGCGGATCTGTTTCCGGCGCAACGGTAGGTTTGCCGTCTGACCGTGTGATCAGCGCTTCTAATTTTGTCCAGCGGCGTGGGCTGTCTTTTTTGATAAGTTTTTCAGCCTGTGTCGGGCTGATCACTTTCATGCTGTACATCTGGTCTTGTTTCAGCCGGAAGCCTTTCAGTGTTGCTTCGGCTTCCTGTTCATCCCGCCACGCGCGGTTACCCGGTTTACCGGTGACCAGTTTGTAGCCCGGAACAGAATGCCCGGCGTTGAGTTCATCCGATACACGGTTGCGCAGGGCTTTGCAGAAGCTTTCCACCGTATCGATACCGGCGTAAATATCTGCCAGCTGTTCAGGTGTCAGCACAGCAATACGGGATGCAGCATCACTCAGTTGTGGTTCAACCGGTGCGGTTAAATCAGTAAAATTACCTTTCACCAGGTCTAACGCATACTGCGCTTCGGCAGCACACAATCCGCCGCGCGCTTTACAGAACCGGCATTGTTTTTCGCCGGGGTTAAAGCTGGATGGCGGCAGAGACTCCACACCATCACAGTTGGCGATACTGGTAGTGATAACGACTTCATCAGCCGCTTCCCGCGCCCGTTCCCCAAACTGTTGGAGTTCATCAACGCTGACTGTCCATTCTGAGACACTGTTCAGCCGCGGCTGATGAATGAAGATGCGGACCGTTTTAAAGTCATACAGCATACTGAACTGTTCTAACGCCCCCAGTGCATACAGTTGCAGTTGCTCATTATTTTCAGCGCTGACCGCAATACCTTTACCGTATTTCAGGTCATGAACCTGAAGTTCATCACCATCGATAATAATGGCGTCAGCGGTACCGAAAGAATTTTCAACACCGATAACCTCTGAAAAATCGACACGCTGCTCAATAAGCAGTTCTTTCCCCTGTGCCAGTTGCCAGACGGTATCGACATAGGTTTGCACAGCGTCTGCCATTTCATCGTTGACCTGCGGGGTATCCGCTTTATTCAGCGGATAGCAGTTCAGATAAAAATGTGCGCTTTTGCCGTGTTCTTTTTCCGGAACCGCCAGATTACTCAGTACCAGTTCGGCCAGTGCGTGTGCGGCGGTACCCTCTATCGCAAAAGGCGATTCCTTATCGGGTACCGTGGCTTCCAGAGCGATACTTCCGCTGCAGCGTAACCAGCGATGCGCCGAAGAAGGCGATAATCGTGCGTGAACGTCAGGCATGGTTATTCCCCCGCTAATGTTTTCTCAGCCAGTGCAACGACTTCCGCCAGTTTATCTTCTGGCACCTGGCCGAGTTTCTTCGCGCCGAATGTATTCAGAATCCCCACCGCTTCGTTACGGTAACCGCCTTTCGCCAGCTGCAGGATTAATTGTTCCGCCTGTGCAAAAAGCACTTTAGGATCCTGTCCGGCTTCGGCTTCGGCTTCGGCTTCGTCATCAGACTGTGTTTTACCTTCGCTCAGCAGAGAGACAGCGAATTCCCGTCGCTCACTGATGCCCGGAATATCGTCCCAATGAGCAACCATTTCCGCACAGAGGTCGAGAATGACGGCATTGGACAGTCCTTTGAGTTCGCTCACGCCGGCCAGCGCGCTGTCCAGAGCATCGGCCTGACGGTTACGTTTATCCCCGGTGGCGTTAATTGTTGCGTCAACCTTGGCGATATGCCCGCTGTCCGGTTCGGTAACATCCGGGAAGAGGACCGCCAGATGGACGAGCTGCTCAAGGTTCAGGCTGTTGATATCCGCCGGTACCGGTGTCTCAGCCACTTTTTCAGCTTTATTTTTTGCCGGTTTGGTTTCAGCTTTCGGTTCGGGTTTGGTATCTGCGACGAATGTTTTTTGTGATGTATTACCGGCACCGGTCATTGCGGCAATAAGCTGACGCATGACTTCGGTGTTTTCTTTAATGGCTAATTCAAGGCTCATATTCGGGTACCTCAGAGATATACAGTGACAGGAAATTGGGTATTCGGGTTGCGCTTCAGCGCTTCGCGTTTTTGCTGGTAACGTAAACGCCGGACGTTGTTATTCATCGGAAATCTATCCGATGGCAAAATTTTTACTTTTTTCATTGATATATTTCCGGTGGATAAAAAGAAGGGCTGTTATTATTTTTCGGTCGGCAGACCAATTAAGTTATTAAGATCCTCAACCTGAACAGCCGGTAATGTGGCTGAGGTTTTATTAATATCATCAGGAATAAGTTCTTTTGCTTCAGGCCACACGTCAATAAGTCGTTTTATCGTAGATACGGAATTTAAAGCGGCTTTTACATTGGCTTCTATCTCATCCTCTTTTTTCTTAATCAGCGCTTCTTTTTCATTAAGCTGGGTAAAGCGCTTACTTAATTCATGGTCAGCGGGGAAAAGATTTTTATTTTTATGAGGGGTAAGCTGATAGATGGTTTCCCCTTTCTCATCTTCTCCGTAACGTAACCACCCCTTCTGACCACCGAATGCTGCGGATATGCCATAGCTTTCGGCATAACTGATATAGGTATCCTTGTTAACGGTATCCTGAAGTTTGGCTACCAGCGCAGATGCGGTTTTATATAAATGTTCAGCTTTCTTAGCATTATCGGTACCACCTAATGCAGCGATCCGTACATCATTTGCTAACTGAATACGTTCTGTCGCGAGTAATTTTTTTTCTGCGAAAATTCCGGCCTTTTTCAGGGCGTTTTTGGTGATGGCATTTTTAATATCGTTTGTTAATCGTGTCATGGTTTTCTGCTCCGGGATTACATCGGGTTAACTCACCATAGCCCACTCACTGAATGGGCTATAATTAGCTTTTTCACGTTTGCACAAACCTTCCTGTCAGTGCTGCCCGTTCACGCTCATCTCTGAGGCTAATCTTCCCGCCGGCCGGATCGCGCCCGGTGGTACGTCGCATTTATGCGTTGGGGTCTAAGCAGGTGGATTATGCTGTTCCGACTTTCTGTATTGTTAAAGAGCAATTTTTAGCAAGGTAAGTAACCTTGGTTGCTATCAACAATACTATAAAATTAGTAATTGTAAACCACAAATATTGTATATTGAGGTGTTTTTTACTTATTTCGTTGTTTTTGAATGGTATTTAGTTTGAGGTTTTTTACATTATTTATGGTAGGTGAAACCACTTGTGGAGTGACAAGCGGTTTTAATGTGCTTTTTTTCGGGGGAAACTTAGCGTTTGCGGCGATAGATACGGTGTTCCACCATTACGCCGATGATAGTAATTTCATAGTCTTGGCTATTTAATACAGGATAGTCTGGGTTCAACGGAAGTAACTCAAATTCACCGGTGCCGATGCCCTTGGGGCGATACTTTTTAAATGTTCCCTGATTACCGCCATTCTTCGCAAATACAAATTCACCTGGGTTAGGCCAAATTTCTGTATCTATGACGACGATGTCTCCTTCTTTAAACTCAGGTGTCATGCTATCCCCTTCGATCCGCAGGGCAAAAGCATTAGCGCTGATATCATCATCAACCAGAATATATTCAAAATCACCTTCGCAGTCCGTAATAGGATTTGCCTCTTTAAACATACCCGCCTGAACGTAGCTGAGCAGTGGCACACGACGAGAGGTAACCTCTGCGATAGGAATAATATTTTTGCCGTTTAACAGCCAATCTGCGGGGCATTGCAGCGCTTTGGCTAATTCAAGTATGCTTCTGGGTTTTCTCGTTCTTCCGTTTTCTATGGACTCAACCGATTGCTGGCTGATCCCGACTAACTCAGCTAATTCATGCTGCGTTAACCCTAATTTTAATCGTCTTTCCTTAACCCTGAATGCCAGTGACATAGTGTAATCCTCTGTTGATATTTAATACCATCTATTAATACTAATTTTGTTGTATTTGACAAACAGTATTTGTAGTGATGAAATACTACGAAAATTGTTAAGAGGAATCGCTATGACGCTAGGAACCAGAGTAAAAGAAAAACGAAAAGAACTTGGTTATACCCAGGCAACTTTAGCCGAACATGTTGGGCTGACGCAGCAGGCGATTAACCGAATTGAAAGTGACATTATCGCCCGCCCGCGCTTTATTCTTGAGCTGGCTCAGGTGTTGCACTGCGACCCGGAATGGTTATTGAAAGGCCCTTCTGATACCAAAAAGGCTTAACCTATGCGGATCTCATATTCTGTAGGGCGGTCGGCGCGGGATAATCGCCCGAAACCGGCGGAGGCCTCAACCTTTGAAGATTACAAACGTGCGATCAGAGCATTGTCTAAAACAATAGGCATTAAGCCTGATGATACTGCTGATGTTATGCGGAAGAAAAAGTCGCTTCTGTACTATATCTGGGGCGCTATGGTTGACCAGAACAACGGACGCAACGCCGCAAACGCCGGTCAGCGCCGCGTGCTCTGGCTGGATATGGACGGATGTTCTGCCGGCGCCTGGAGCACCTTAACCGGTGTGCTCAGCTTCTATCAGTGCTTTTGCTATACCACGGCCAGCCATGAACATCCGGCCGCCGGCAGCGAACAACGCTGGCGCATCGGTATGCTGCTGTCACGGGATGTCAGTGCAAAAGAGTACGCCAAGTTAGGCCCGCGCATCGAGCGTGAGCTTATCGACTGCTACGAACTGCTGGACGATGAACCGGTTAAGTGGGACCGTTCTGTTTATGAGCCGTCGCACATGGTGTTTGCCCCGCACGAAGGTGCTCAGTTCCTTGAGTTCAGTGGTGCTGTGGTGGATGTTGATACCATGCTGGCATCGGATATTACTTTCAGCAGTGATACCTCGGTTCTCTCTGATTTTGACGACATATCAGATGATGACCTTACCCGTCTGGTGGATCTGGATAATATCAGTGAGCACACGTTCAGTGATTTACGTTCTGCACTGTGGCACCCGGCTGTACTGCGTCTCGCGGAAACGTATCCATCCTGGGCCGATATGGGGAACCGTCTGGCCTGGTTCAAAAACACGGATTATGAGGAACAGGCGCGGGCGCTGTGGGTTGAATGGTCGGCCGCAGCTGCACGCGGTGATGCGGACGCTGCCGAAAATAAATGGCCGCAGCTGAATGCTGACCGTACCGGCTATCAGGCCATTTTCACCCTGGCGCAGAAAGCAGGGTGGGTGAATCCCGGTACCGAACGGTTAAAAACGGCGGTGGCAACCGCAGATGATTTCGAGGATTTGCAGACCGGTAATGTTCCTCCGCCTTTACCCTCGTTTAAACGGGATAAGTTCGGGCAGATTGAATCCACTATCGACAACGCGGCCAAAGCGGTGATGTGTCCGGATTTTGTGGATATCGAGATCCGCTTTGATATTTTCCGGGATGAAATTGTGTTCGCCCCCGCCGGAACGGAACAGTGGCAGCCTTTTACTGATGCTGACTATTCACGCCTGCGGATCACCATGGAAAAGCGGGGCTTCAAGCCGGTAGGGCGCGAGCTGATACGTGACGTTGTGCAGCTGGCTGCAGTCGAAAACCAGTTTGATACCGCTATTCAGTGGCTGAACGGGCTGGAATGGGACGGTATCCATCGTGTGGAGAAATTCTATCATACCCACTTCGGTACCGACGATAATCCGTACACCCGTGCTGTTTCGCTGTATATGTGGACAGCGATGGCGGGGCGCGTGCTGAAACCGGGGATTAAAGCCGATATGGTGCCGATCCTGGTCGGTGTTCAGGGCTGCGGCAAATCGTCCGGCGTGGCGGCGCTGTCACCCGATCCGTCTTTCTTTACCGAGATATCTTTCGCGGAAAAAGATGATGACCTGGCGCGCAAAATGCGCGGTCGTCTGGTGGCGGAAATCGGCGAGCTGCGTGGCCTCAATACCAAAGAACTCGAGTCTATCAAGGCGTTCGTTACCCGCACGCATGAGAACTGGATCCCTAAGTTTAAGGAGTTCGCCACTCAGTTCCCTCGCCGCTCCCTGATCATCGGTACCACGAACGAGGATGAGTTTCTGGCTGACCGTACCGGTAACCGGCGCTGGTTGCCTGTAGAGGTTCAGGCGGTACAGGTTGATGATATCTCGCGTGATGTTCTGCAGCTGTGGGCGGAAGCCCGCGAGATGTTTAAAGCCGGTGGCATTCAGTTTGATGCGGCTGAGCGACTGGCGGCTGAGGTGCATGAGAAGTACACCATTAAAGATGCGTGGCTGGATATTATCGAGCGCTGGTTAGATGAGCCGGATCTGATGACAGGCGAAAAACCACGAACACGCGATTTTTTACGTGCTGCCGATGTTCTGCGCGAAGCCCTGAACCTTGACCCGAAAAACATTTCAAGACGCGAACAAATGCGAATTAGCAATGTTTTGCAAAATTGCGGGTACAAATCGGTACGGCAGTATGTGGAAGGTAAGCAACAACGGGTTTATATACCGACGACATGACAACAGTGACAACCTTTAATAGTGGGGTTGTCACGATATAACCGATTGAATTTTATTAGATATGACAAGTATGACAACTATGACAACCTTTTAAGTAACTACACAGGCGTAAGTATATAAGGCTGTAAAAGGTATTAATAGGAAATGGTCGTCACGGTTGTCGCAGTTGTCACACTGCCAAATTAGCAATTATTTACCGGTTCCGGAATGCAAAAGGCTGTTTACCATCAGCGATGCCGGAACTGAACGGCAACTGGTACATAAAAACACAGGTAGAACCATGAGCAGAGACATTCAGAAAATACTTTTGCACTGGGGCGGCTGGTCAGCCGGGAATCACTGTGCGGATGTGAGCTGGCCCCGTATCGCCGCAGGGTTCAGCGGCCTTGTGAGCAGCACCAGCGGCAGCAGGCTGTCATGCAGCGACCGTGACGGCCTTGTTATCGATCTCTGTGTCGCAAAGCTGGGAACCGTCGGCATGGAGCGTGAACGCAGTTACATTGAGGATTATTACATTAAGGGAATGTCCAAACGTGCAATTGGCCGCAAGTTCAGAACACGGGAGGGTGAAATACGCGAAAGAATGCAAATAGCCGAAAGTTTTGTTTTGGGATGTATTGAAACCCTTAATATTCAATTAGATATAGACTTACTGTATAAAAAACAAACAAATGAACGTAATAAGTTGGTGCGCGCGCAAAATGTGTGTTAGCCTGATAAAAATGGTTTTCTGTTCACGAAAAAGGCTCTCACATTCTGAGAGCCTTTTTCGTTTGGTTTTTACCGCGAAAAGTTCGGGAAATAAGGCTCAGGCTTCGTGATTTGCCCGAAGGGTAAAAGCGGTGTTTTGTTAATGAAATGTTGTTATGAAAAAGACGAGAAAAACGCAAAGAAGATTATGCCTTTTACCGCTTTGGGGTGACATTTTAACTGAGTTGAAAAGTCGATGGGCGCTTAAGCGCTATTATGTTAAATAGGGGCTATTTGTGCTAACTTATTCTTAATACGATAGAACTGATAAAGGAACCATCATGAAATACATTACAGCGGTAGTCCTCCTGCTGGCTGGTTGTGCCTATGATGGGCATAAAAACCGCAACATGCAGCATAACGTTGCAGCCACCACCATGAATGAATACGTCGAGCAGATCCGCGATTACATGCGCGGCGCGCTCGTAGGTTTTGAAAATGGTAAGCAATGCAACATAGTGCTTCAATATGGTAGCTCTGGACTGCTGGAGTCAACAACGGCCCAGGAAGGCGATCCTGATTTTTGTTCTCATATTCTCAAGTATATGATCGATCCCCTTCACCCCGTACCAAATGCGCCGATCGAGGTGCGCAATAAACCAATTTATTTGCATTTCAAATTATGAGCCGAATTTTTGGGTAAGTATCTAAGCTAAGGATCGCTTAAGCACCATTATATTAAATAGAGCTGCTTTTCATAAAAAAAATTCCGCCTCCGTAAGAGCAGAGGCGGAACAGAGTCAACCCGATATTAATTCATGGCGTGCCGCTTCCGCGAGGAAGTGGCTGCGATCCCGGTATTTCATCGGGCTTTCTTTGACCTGATTATCGATACGTTTAATCAGGGTATCCGGCAGTGCGATATTGATACGCTGCTGTTTACCTTCGAAATCAGACAGATCAATATCAATCACAAACCAGCTGTCAAAGTCCGAATACTCCGGATTAGCTGCATAGACAAGATGACCGGCATCCTCAAGCTGATCGACTGAAAACTTACCACTGTGAACCATATCTTCAACGGTCAGTAAAACAGCCTCACGAACCATTGAGGGAATATCTTTCTGGTCATCAGCGGCAGAAAAACAGCTGTAGCCGTATGCTTCAAAAGCAGGGATAACCATGCCATATGCTGTATTTTCATCATGTGGGGTTTCCACGCCGACGGAAAAAAACATATTAACCTCCGAAAGGTGGCGGGGATTAGATCCCCGCCGATTTTCTAATGGATTTAACAGTGCCGATTGGTAAGTCTTTTTTAGGGTGCGGAACCGGGAATGTTTTTCCGGTTACGGGAGACCACCATATTTGATGACTCCCTCCGTTATGCCTTTTTAGCTCACAACCTGCGGCTATTAATTCCTTTATCAGGTCAGCTGATTTCATATAACCTCCTAACCTGAAAATCATTATACACACATATACACACAAGGCAAGATTTATACAGCCTTATAGCGAAATAATTTCAGATATCCGGGGATGTGATCCAGTGAAAATCTATATCGCGGGGCCAATGTCTGGGTACCCTGACTTTAACCGCCCGGCTTTCAACAGCGCAGCACACAGTATCAGTTCCGGCGGTAATATCCCTCTGAGTCCGGCTATCCTGCCGGGTGGTCTGGATGAGCCGGATTACATGGCTATCTGTATTGCCATGCTGCAGCGCAGTGACTCAGTCCTGATGCTACCCGGCTGGGAGAAAAGCGCAGGGGCAGCGGCAGAACACGCGCTGGCGAAAAAGCTCGGGCTGATTATTCATTACCTGTGATTTAACAGCTTTCAGGACAACTGAATGTCATGCTACGCCGCTCCGGTAGCGCGGGGCAGTCCGGCTGAACTAAATCAGCCACCAATCGTAAAGGCTGCCCTGTGCGGCATTTTTTTATTTCAGTAAGCAACAAAAAGAGCACTGTGGTGTAACGGGTTCATTGCCCAATCTGCACCATTTGGCGCAGTGCTCTTCTTAATGCTTTCCCGCCGCCGGCGGGATTACCCCAACCAAACAACATACGGAACACTCCGCAGGGGGTGGATATGCGCATGTCTGAAAAATATTCCAGCCCTGCGGCGTACGCCTGGGGGTTTATAACATCCGCCCTGGGTGTTCTGTCTCTCGACCAGTGGGCGGTTCTCATCGGGATTATCTGCACTGTCGGGACGTTCCTGGTGAACTGGTATTACAAACGTAAAGAATTTCAACTTAGAACAGGGGGGCCGCGTGAATAACCGATTATTTAAACAAGTCATGGCCGCCTGTACTGCTGGGGCGATTGCAGGTGCGCTGGTGCTGATCCCCGCATACGAGGGTGTTGAGTACAAACCTTACCGTGATGTGGTTGGAGTGCTCACCGTATGTTACGGCCATACCGGCAGTGATATTCAGCCCGGCAAGCTGTATACGGACGCTGAATGTAAGGCGCTGCTGCATGACGACCTGACGAAAGTGCGGCGTGCAGTTGACCCGATGATCAAAGTGCCAATTGATGATAACACCCGCGCGGCCATCTATTCATTTGTCTACAACGTAGGGTCCGGTGCGTTCTCGCGTTCTACGATGCTGCGTAAACTCAATGCCGGTGATATCGCCGGGGCGTGTGACGAAATGAAACGCTGGACATTTGCCGGTGGCAAGCAGTGGCAGGGGCTGATTAACCGGCGCGAAACGGAGAAAGCGATATGCCACGGAACCCTTTAACTCTGATCATCATTGCTATCATTCTGCTGACTACTGCTCTGTTGGCGGGTTGTTATCTGTATTCACTCCCGAATCACTGTAATCCGCTACCGGGTAACCCACTGAACGGTGTGATTCATTATGAGTGTGAAGCGCCATGAAAAAGGCAATCACTGTATTACTCAACGGCTGGGTGTGGGCGGTAGTATTCTTCGGTCTGTGGATGTTCAGCCTGTTATCGGCTGAAAAATCAGAGGGGCAGCACAAAGACAATGTGATCACCGAAAAGCAAAAGGTGATTGATAACGCCTACACCAGCATCGATATCTTTGACCGCGTGGCCGCAGCGAACGCCAACCGCAGCATGCGCATCGAGGCCAAATCACAGGAGAAGCAGATTGAATACCGCACCATCATCCGGAAAGAGCCTACCTGTAATTTGTATATTCCTCAGCCTGTTTCTGACGGGCTGCTCAGCCACGTCTACGCCATCCGTGAATCAGCAATGCGTTCCGCTCCCGGCATCGCTGACACAACCGGTGCCGGCACCGCTGCCACCCGCCGACTGACATACTGCCAGGCGGTTGAGTGGATAGAGCCGCTGCTGATGGCGCTGGATAAGGCGAACGGGCAGTTAATGGATATCCGGAAAGCGGATGCAGAGCGTAACGGGAAGGCGCAATCGCAATAAGAACATCATGCTGAAAATTGTACAAATGCCATTCAGTGAGTGGCATTGATAGAATTTTGTATAGCAAACAGGTTAATCACAATGACAACTAAACTCCCGCAAAAACAAAGAATGTTTTGCCACGAGTACATTGTCGATCTCAATGCTACCCAGGCCGCAATCCGGGCGGGCTATGCGCCAAAACGCGCGAGCGAAATGGGTTATAAACTGCTGAACAAACCGAATGTCTGTGTGCTCATCGATGAGTTAAAACAGAACCGCATCAAACAGTTAGGCATTGATGCTAACTATGTGCTTATGCGGTTGGTTGAAATCGACAAAATGGACGCGGCAGATATTTTTAACGAGGACATGAGCCTCAAATCAATATCCGACTGGCCGGAAGTCTGGCGCCGCTACCTCAGCGGGTTTGATCTTGCCGAAATGTATGAAGGCCGTGGGGATGACCGTGAAATGGTCGGGCTGCTGAAAAAAATCAAATGGCCGGATAAAGTCCGTAACCTCGAATTACTGGGTAAGCATGTTCACGTTCAGGCTTTCCGTGAGCAGGTCAGTAATGAGCATACAGGTAAAGACGGCGGGCCGATTCAGCATAATCATTCAGCCTCGGAGTTAACCGATGAACAACTTGCAGCAATCATCGGCAGTGAGTAAGCAGGATGCCGCAAGGGAATTATTAAGACGACGCTCTGCCAGAAAAAGCCTGCATGAATTCATCCGGTACATTAACCCGGAATACATCACCAGTCACTTTTCGGAAACGGTCTGCGCATCACTGGATAATTTTCTGATTGAGATGATGGTTGGTAAGAGGCCGATTCTGATTCTCGGCGCACCGCCGCAGCATGGTAAATCCGATATTGTGTCGCGGTATCTTCCGGCGTATTTCTTCGGTAAGTATCCGGATATGCGTGTCGCAGGGCTTTCTTACGGTAAAGATTTAGCCTCTGACATGAACCGTGATGTGCAGCGGATCATGATGAGTGAAGAATACAAAGCCTTGTTTCCGGAATCGTGCCTGAATGCTAAACGTGTCGTTACGGTCGAGATTGAAGCAAAAAGAAACTCAGAAACATTCGAGATTGTCGGGCGAAAAGGTGCCTACATCAGCCAGGGGATCGGCGGGCCATTAACAGGTAAAAAAGTTGATCTCGGTATTATTGATGACCCTATTAAAAACGCGAAAGAAGCCCTCAGCCCGGTAACGAAAAAGGCGACATGGAACTGGTACATTTCCACATTCAAAACCCGCCTGTCGAAGAACAGCGGTGAAATCATTATGGCGACCCGATGGGCGACCGATGACCTGTCAGGCAGGGTAATTGACAGCAGCGACAAAGCGAAAGTATTAGCCTTTCCCGCCATTAACGAGCGCGGTGAGGCATTGGTACCCGAACTGCATCCGATTGACTCTCTGCTTGAGAAAAAGGCGCTGTTTGGTGATTACTTCTGGTCTGCCATGTATCAGCAGAAACCGAAACCGGGAGACGGGCAGATATTCCACGAAGAATTCGCCCGGTACTACCTGCCGAAAGATCTGCCGGATACCTTTGATGAAGTCATTCATAGCTGGGATATGACGTTTAAGGACAGCGACGGCACGGACTACGTTGTTGGTCAGGTATGGGGCAAGAAGGGGGCAAATGCCTATCTGCTGTATCAGATCCGCAAACGCATGAGTTTTACCGAAACCCTGAAAGCCGTGAAATTACTGGTTGAGAAATACCCGCAGGCGCGGCGCAAGCTGGTGGAGGATAAAGCCAACGGACCGGCGGTCATTGATACGCTGAAAACGACAGTGTCAGGATTGGTGCCCGTAGAGCCGGACGGCAGCAAAATCGCCCGTGCTCACGCCTGTACCGCTGAATGGGAAGCCGGGAACGTCTGGCTGCCGCACAAAGATATTGCACCTTGGATCACCGAAACGGTGGACGAAATAACAACATTCCCGTTTGCCGGGCACGATGACACCGTGGATGCCATGACACAGGCACTGCGGTATCTGTTCCAGAAGAAAGGCGGCGGATTCTTTTCACGCAAGAGGACATAACATGTGGCCGTTCAGAAAGCGGAAAACAGCAGAGGTTGCCGCACCTAAGCGGTCAGCGTTCTCAACGCATTTATATTCAGCACTGGCAGCCGAAACAGGATTTCAGGGGCTGGCCTTGCCGCAACCCACCATGCAGGGCGTGGCGATGGACAGTATCGACGGCACTGTACCGGCATTCAAAGGCGGTCAGGTATACGGCGTTCCTGAGTCACAGGCAGCGTGGTACGCCTCGCAGATGTTCATCGGCAACAATATGTGTGCGGTGATCGCCAAACACTGGCTGGTTGATAAAGCGTGCAGTATGCCAGCCCGCGACGCTGTCCGTCAGGGGTATGACCTCGATTGTTCCGGGAGTGACAAAGAAACGCAGAAAAAGCTGCGTAAACTCGATAAAAAATACCGCATCCGGCACCACATGAAAGAACTGGTGCACCTCGGGCGGGTTTACGGTGGCAGGCTGGCACTGTTTGTCGTTGAAACATCCAACCCGAAGGAATGGTATGAAAATCCCTTTAATCTGGATGGCGTGACGAAAGGCATGTACAAAGGGATTAAGCAGATAGATCCGCAGTGGGTCACGCCTGACCTGACGGAAGCTAATTTACAGGACCCGGCCGGACTTGATTTTTACGACCCGACTTACTGGATTATCGGCGGACGCCGGTATCACAAATCGCACTTTGTGAAGTTCGTGCCTTTCCCGGTACCCGATGTGCTGAAACCGACGTATAACTTTTTCGGCGTATCAGTCCCTGAGCGCGTGTACGAGCGAGTATATGCCTCTGAGCGGACCGCGAATGAAGCCCCGCAACTGGCGATGACAAAGCGCCTGACGACTATTGGCATGGCTGATGTTGAGGGGGTTGACGCAGCCACCATTCATCAGAACATGATTGAATTTACGGAGATGCGTGATAACTACGGTGTGCAAACGGTCGGAGCCGCAGACACTATTCAGCAGTTCGATACGTCACTCGCGGATCTTGACGCAACCATCATGACGCAGTATCAGCTTGTTGCCGCTGCCGCAAACGTTCCTGCAACAAAGCTGCTTGGCACAACCCCGAAAGGCTTTAACGCGACCGGTGAGTACGAGGAAGCCAGTTACCGGGAAGAACTGGAAAGCATCCAGACCAATGACTTAGAAGACCTGTTGCAGCGTCACTACGACATGTTACAGCGCAGCGAGGGTATGGGGACGGACGAGCTTTCAATCACCTGGTTACCGCTGGACAGTCCTACCGCACTTGAGGATGCAGACATCAAACTCAAGCAGGCACAGACCGATTCAGCGTATGCAGCGGTCGGTGCGGTTGACGGGCTGGATATCCGTAAAAAGCTGGCGGCGGATAAAGAATCGGCATTTTACGGTATTGACGTGAACGAGGACGATTATGCCCCGGAAAATACGGGTACGAACCAAACGGGCACGGTGGGCGGCATCCCGTCAGGCGGTTATGAAGGGCAAACCGCTGCAATATTCGGCAGCAGCCCAAAGCCGTTACCAGCGTGACATGTCACAACTGATTAAAGGCATGATTGCAGATTACGAAAAGACGTTCAGCAGTCTGCATGAGGATTTTGACGGCGTAACCATGGATGCCAGCTTTGCCAGCCAGACCAAAATCTGGCTGAACCGGCTTAAACGCAAGTGGGATAAGATTTTTAACAGTAAGGCCGCAGAGATGGCGGATAAGTTCACCTCGCAGGTGGACATGAACGCACAGCGCAGTCTGGACGATTCACTGAAACAACTCTCCGGCGGTATTACGATAAAAACCCCGGCCATGCCCGAAGCCCTGAAAGACAAAATGATTGCCGCAACGGCAGAAAACATATCCCTGATCAAATCCATACCGCAGCAGTTTCATTCCCGTATCGAGGGCGCAGCCTTGCGTTCGGTCAGTCAGACCGGCAGAGGCAGTAAAACCCTGCTGGATGAAATACGGGATATCGGCGGGGTGACAGAGAAACGGGCTAATTTTATTGCTGTTGACCAGACCCGAAAAATTACCACGGCGGCGAACTATGAGCGGATGAAGTCTGCCGGGATCCGCAAAGCGATATGGCATCACTCGGCAGGCAGTGCCGAACCGCGTGAATTACATCTGCGTCTGGACGGGGAAGTATTCGATCTGGATAACCCGCCGGTGATTGATGAAAAGACCGGTGAACGCGGATTACCCGGACAGTTACCGAACTGCAAATGCTTCTGGACACCGGTTATCGACTTTGGTGAGGAGACATGACAAAGCGAACCTATGACAACAACGGCTGGCTCGAAGTAAAAGACAACCCCATCTCAAAGGCTGGGGTTTTTGATTATCTGGGGGCTGAAATCGGCGCACCGGAGCCGGACAGAATTTACAAAGTGTTCCGGCCGCCGGAGGAACTGGCCAGTGAAGAAACCATTAAATCATTCCGCCTGACCCCGTTCATTGTCGATCACGAAATGCTGGGTAAAAACGCCACACCGGCAGAGAAAAAAGGTATTCAGGGCGTTATCGGCGAAAACGTGTATTACGACCATCCGTATTTGCGCGGGAATATCAAAATCTTTTCTGACGCCGCTCTGAGCGATATCAGCAGCGGAAAAATTGACCTTTCACCGGGCTACCGCAGCCGGTATGACTTCGGCAACCCCGGTGTGTACGAGGGGGAGGCATACGAAGTTGTTCAGCGCCACCTGCGTGGCAATCACCTTGCATTAGTCGATGAAGGGCGCACCGGCGCTGACGTGGCTGTGCAGGATCATCTTGTTGTAACCATTGATACAAAGGAACTTATTCGTATGAGCGAAGAAGACAAAGACAAAAAACAGCCGACCGGTGACGAGAACGGATTTACACCGGAGCAGGTTGAGCAGATTAAACAAATCGTCGTGGCCGCACTGGCTGCCGGTACACCGGCAACGGATGAAGACCCGGAGAAAAAGGAAACGACTGACGGCGATCCTGATCCGGAAAAGAAAACCGGAGATGCCGAAGCCGAAGCGGAAAAAGCCGTTGAAGACGCAGAGGCGGAAGCTGAAAAAGCGGAATCCGGTGACCCGGAAGCGGTAGAAGCGGCGGAAGTGGCTGTCGAAACCGCAGAGGAAGCGATTGCCGAAGCGAAAGAAGAACTTGATCAGGCAACAACCGATAGTCTGACGCGTCGCCTTAAGCGTCTCAAACGCAGTATTGCGTCCATGGATGAAATGTCCTCGATGAAGCGCAAAATTGCCCGTCTGGAAAAAGCCAGACCGACCATGGACACCGGCGAACTGTTAAAGCAGATCGGGGAACGTGACGCACTGGCGCACAAGCTGGCGCCGTTTATCGGGGTATTTGACCACGCACCAATGACGAAACAGCAGGTGGCGGAATACGGCGTGGAAAAACTCGGTATCCGCTGCGATAAGGGCACGGAAAGTATTGCCCTGAACGCCTGGATGCAGGGGCGCACACCGGACTCACAAAAAGCGCATGCGACGATGGATACCGCCGCAGGCACGGACTCAATTATGAAAAAGTGGGGTGAAAAATAATGGCAATCCCGAATACCGTGGCGAACGGCATGATTTCCGGTGTTATCGGTGAAATCAGTCATTACGGCCCGACCCGCGTGACCGCAGCAGTGATCAGTTCTGCGGATGAAACGAAAAACCTCTTCGGCCGTGCCTACACATACAAAGATGATTCCGTTGAATCCGTGCAGGTTGGCGGTGACGGTGCGTTTGCCGGGATCATGATTAACCCGAAAGCGTACCGTATCGGTGAAGAATACGCCCGTAACGGGACGCAGGGTGAGTTTCTCACCATGGGTGAGATTAACGCCGAAATTACCGCCGGGGTGAAAAAAATTAATGCACCGGTGGTGTTCAGTCCGGCGGACGGCTCGCTGTCTGCGAAGGCAAAAGCGGAAGCCGGTGATCTGGTTATCGGTTTTGTCAGCCGTCACATTGAGTCAGCGGAATCGCCGCATCTGTGCGTTATCCGTCTGACCGAAATCCCGTACACAGTGGCTGCGAAGGAAGGTGAATAATGCCAGTCAGTAAAGAAAAGTTTTATATGTCCGGCCGCGATATCCGCAAACACGGGCAACTGAATATTAAGCCCGATCAGAAGTGGACATACGGCGAACTGGATCAGATTGGTTTCGGTGGTCTGGCCGCAATGGACTCCGCACTGACCGGCCCGGCCATGTCCGGCGGGTTCATTCAGCGTGAGATGTTGCAGCATGTGCTGCCGGGGCTTATCCGTACCGCGACCCGCGTCCGTGTGCTGGATGAAATCACCGGCGTACTGAATGCCGGTAACTGGCACGATGAAGAAATTATCCTGAATGTGGCAACGCCTGTGAGTAAAGCCGAATTGTACGGTGATCACACTAATATCCCGTTGTCCTCCTACGGGCAGGATCAGGAACGTCGCGGTATTGTCCGTTTTGAATCGGGATTCCTGGTCGGAAAACTGGAAGAGGCCCGTCAGTCAGCAGCAGGGTTTGAGACTGCCGCAGAGAAACGTAATGCCGTTGCCGAAGCGCTGGAGCAGGGGCGGGAACGTATCGGCTATTACGGTTTCAACAGCCCGGACACCCGCGTCTTCGGGATGCTGAATGAACCGAATTTACCGGCGTATGAAACGGCTGCCGCAAAATGGAAAGGGGGTACATTTGCTGCCATCACCGGCGATATTACGGCTATGTTCTCGCGTCTGGAGATGCAGTCCGGCGGTATTATCAAAGATGATACGGCTATCACAGTGACTCTGCCGCTGGGCTACCGTTCTGCGCTGAATGTGGCAAACCCGGTCGCCCGTGGCGAAACCGTGTATCAGTGGGTGAAAGAGAACTACCCGAATCTGCGCTTTGTGTTCTCACCGGAATTTGCCGGTGCCAACGGCGGCGCGGATGTCGCGTATATGTTTGCCGAAACCGTGGATGATGATTCTACGGCAACCAGTGCGGTTCTTCTCCAGGTGGTGCCGGTGAAATACCAGCTGCTGGGTTCAGAGAACAAAGCCAAAGGCTATCTGGAAGATGCCACCAACGCGACCGCCGGTATCATCGTCACCCGTCCGTGGGCTATCACCCGTCTGACCGGGATTTAATCCTGTAACGCCTCATTGCCCTCTGCGGAGGGCTTTTTTATTTCCGGGAGAAATTATGTCTCTGTATATCTATTGCACCCTGTCCAACGACCAGAACTATGCCACACCGGACGGTCCGGTATTTATCGCCGGTCAGGCTAATGTCATGACCAAACACATGTACACCCCGCGCGGACGTGTGACTGAAATCAGTGATGAACAGTACACGCAGCTGAAAAATAACCATGTCTTTAAGCTGCATAAAGAAAACGGGTTTATCGCGGTGGAAAACCGCAAAGAGGATCCGGATAAAGTGGCGACCGATATGGAAGCCAGCGACAAATCCGCCCCGCTGACCGAAGAGCAACTGATCGCGGAGGGGAATGAACCGCCGGTCAGCAACAACGGCAAAAAGAACAGTAAAAAATAAGGGGGTTCCGTGAACCCGACCGACTTTCCGTTAATGTCTTTCCGTGCCATCTATAAGGCTTTTGCCGCGGTGCCCGATGATGAAATTTTTATCATTGCACTGGAAGCACTGAATTACTTTTCTCCCTGTCGGGGTGTCTGCACAAATTCGGCGTGGATGCTGGTCGTCGCGCATATGCTCGACCTGAACGGCCGTATTGCTGACGGGGAATCACCGACCGGTGTCGTGACCAGTGTCACGATAGATAAAGTCAGTGTGTCCTACACCGCGCCGCCTGCCGGTTCTGACTGGTCGCACTGGTTCAAGATGAGCACCTACGGCCAGCAGTTTCTGGCCCTGATAAAACGGTGCAGTGTACCGCGTTACCACGGCGGCGGCGGGGAGCGTGCGGCATTTCGCGGTGCCTTTGGCCGCTTCACGCGGGGAGGTCACCGGTGACAAAGCTGGCACAACTGAAAGCCGTGTATGACGAACTGGCAAAGAAACAGCTTAAGGTTGGTTTCTTTGCACACTCACAGTACCCGGACGGTATCCCTGTTGCGTATGTGGCGGCGATTCAGGAACTTGGTTATCCGGCCGGGGGGATCCCGCCGCGTCCGTTTATGCGCCCGGCCATGACAGAACACAAACCGGAATACAGCAACCTGATTGTCCGGGCTGTGAAAGCCGCAGTGAAAGGAAATATCACCATCACTGACGGACTGACACAAGTCGGTGCAAAAGCAGCGGGTGACGTGAAGATGATGATTAAATCGGTCACCACACCGTCGCTTAAGGATGCAACAGTAGCTGCCCGTGCACGGCGGCACAGCAAAGGGAAAGCCACCAGTAAGCCGCTGGTTGACTCCGGTCTGATGCTGCAATCCGTCACTTTTGCCGTGGAGGATAAATAATGTTCGGAAATCTGCACCGGATTGCCTCGCGGTATATTCCGCAGCAAGCCGTACTCTGGTACCGCTTCAAAAGCCGCGAGCCTGACGAACGGGGCCATGATCAGAACACGTATTATGACCCGGTTGAGGTTCGCGGGAGCTGGCAGGCTGTGGATACCCGGGACATTCAGTCTATGGGGCTGGACACCAGTCAGGTATACCGCCGCTTGTATACGTCCCACGATATCAGCGCCATTCAGCGCGGTGCTTCACCGGATTATCTGGTCTTCGGCGGCAAACGCTACGATGTGACCGGGGATGCTGACTGGTATGCACAGGACGGCTGGAAGTCGGTTATCTGTATTGAGGCAGGCAATTATGACGGATAACGATGTTGAGATTGCTGTCCGGAAACAGCTTCTGGCACAGCTGGCGCAGGCGGGTATCGATATCCCGGTCAAAGCGGGTTTTCAGTCTGCAAAACAGGGGCGGGAAGATAATTTCGTTATGTTCTTTCCGGCCGGTGAAAATCCGCAGGGCTGGCAGAAACGCAGTTATAACCCGCAGGGCAGTGATGCCGGTCACCTGGAAGCACAGCAGTATGAAACAACATTCCAGGTACAGGCATTTATCACCGAATTCAGCGGTTACACCGCAAAAGATATCACCGCCATCGTCCGGATGATTGTTAATTCATTGCCCTTTGTTGAAACGCTCAGAAAACAAGGTATTGGTGTTCAGCGGGCAACCGGCATCCGAACCCCCTATTTTCTGAATGACCGGGACAACTACGAACAAAACCCGTCTTTTGATTTTAATGTGACTTATACCCGCACACTCCGTCCGGAAACGGCTGCTGTTACCGCACTGTACCCGGATATTCACCGCATATAAGGTTTTATTATGCCAATTAAACAAACCCGTTACGTCGATATCGCGTCAGCGGTGATCGGCGCGTCTGCCGTGCCGATGCGTAAGCTGACGGCGCGGTTATTTTCCACCAATCCTAAAATTCCCGCCGGGCATGTGCTGGAGTTTGCATCCGGTCAGGTTGATGATCTGCTGGGTGCTGACTCTCCGGAGGCGCAGTTTGCACGGCAGTATTTCAGCTATGTCAGTCCGGCCCCGGTCAGTAAACCGAAAGAATTGCAGATCGCCTCTTATGAGCCGGTTGGCCGGGCGCCGACATGGTTCGGGGCAAAAGCCGGAGCGCTGGCTGATCTGAAAATGATTGCTGACGGCACATTATCAGTGACATTCGGCAAGGTCACCAAAAACTACAAAGATATCGATTTATCCGAAGCCAAATCGTATGCCGATATCGCGTCACTGATTCAGGCGAAACTGAATGCCGAAAGTGAACCGCAGTTTTCCGGGGCATATCTGACCTTTAACGCGCTCGACAGTGCATTTGAACTCAGCGGCGGCGTGCAGGAACGTGCATCTGTCAGCGTGGGGTATTCCGTTCTTGCGGATGCGATGGGGCTGTCAGCCGGACGCGCATCCGAGGGCAATCCGGCACAGACTCCGCTGGAGGCATTCAAAGTTGCGGAGCAGGTTTCTGACTCCTTCGGCAGCGCCACATTTCTGAGTGATCTGTCGCTGGATCAGGCCGTCACGCTGGCACAGTACGTTGCCGGGGAGAACGTGAAATACCAGCTTCATCTGAGTGTGACAAAAGACAATGCCGAAGATTTCAGCGCAGCGCTGATCGGCACCGCATCAACCGGTCTGAACCTGAAAACGGAAAGCGGGTATTTTATCCAGGCGCTGCCGATGGCGGTGATGGCCGCCACAGATTACGACCGTACCAACGCCACCACCAACTATATGTTCCGTCAGCTCGGCGTGACATTCCCGGCGCAGGTCACCACAGATCAGGATGCGGACCGTTTCGATAAACTGCGGGTGAATTACTACGGCGAAACCGCTGTGGCCAGTTCACAGCTCCGCTTTTATCAGCGCGGCTTCCTGTGCGGCGGCAGTTCTAACCCACTGGACATGAGTGTGCATGCCAATGAGCAGTGGCTGAAAGCGTATATCGCGCAGCAGTGGTTCAGCCTGTTACTGGCGACACGCGGTATTCCGGCCAACAAAGACGGTGAAGCCCGGGCACTGATGGTCATTGCCGGTGCGGTCACCAAAGCCGTGGATAACGGTACCATTCTCGCCGGTAAAACCTTAACGGAAGTACAGAAAATCGCGGTGACGGATGCGTCCGGTGATGATCTGGCCTGGCACGATGTACAGGACAAAGGGTACTGGTACAACGCACAAATTGTTGAAAGTACCGGTGAGAGCGGGTTACCGGAGTACGTGATGAAATACGTGCTGATTTACGGTAAGGGCGACTGGGTGCGGAAGGTCGAAGGTTCACACAATTTAGTGTAAGGATAAAATATGAATGATGTCTCAGCAACCGGCCTTGCACTGGTGGTACAGGCCAGCAAAACATTCCCTTCCGGGATTTTTATCACGCAGTTTGCGGATGACGCGGATCCGCTGGATTTACCGGCGGTGGATATCGCGCAGACCGGTATGGATATCAACGGCAATCTGGTGAGCTGGTCAACGCCCACACCGCAGACTGTCACCATTAACGTGCTGGCGGGCAGTGAGGAAGATCAGAACCTGGCGATTCTTCTGGAAGCCAACACGGCGAAAAAAGGCCGCCGTCATGCCGGTGACATTATCACTATGGTGGCCTCTTACGGTGACGGCTCCACCACTACCGCCCGTAACGGCAAAATCACCAACGGCAGCCGGGGGAACTCTGCTGCCAGTGCCGGGCGTCTTAAATCAAAACAGTACACCTTTGTGTTCCAGGATTTTGACTCCACGCGTAATCGTTAATCACCGGCGGGCATGTCCCGCCTTTTTTTACGGAATAAAACATGCTGATTAAACCGAAAGAAGTTCAGATTAAAGATGTGGACGGTATTGAAAAGGCATTTGTCATCAGCCGTCTGCCTGCGGTGACCGGCCGGGAAATCCTTGCCAAATATCCGCTGTCCAATGCCCCGAAAATCGGGGATTACGAAGTCAGCAAAGAGGCCATGCTGAAAATGATGGCGTATGTATGCGCAGTGGCTGACGATGGTGAAGAGATTCCGTTAAAGACACAGACGCTGATTGATAACCATGTGCCTGATGGTGAATCCCTGATCCGTCTTGAGCTGGAAATGCTGAAGTATAACACCAGTTTTTTCGGGACCGGCGGGAACTCCGGCTTCCTGCCTTTCCTCATCAGCAAGGTCGGCAGTTCACTCCCGTCAGTTATAAAAACGCTGATGGCTTCTTTGCAGTCATCATCAGCGAAGGATTCGCCACCCTCACCGAACTCAAAACCACAGTAGATCTGGAAGAAGCGATGGACTTGTGGGAAATCGCGATCATTAACCGCTACAACGAAGCGCTGGCCGCTTCAAAGGACCGATAATGTCATTGATGGATACCTTTGTTCAGGTCTTTGAATTTGATACCCGGCAGGCTGACAGTGTATTTGACCGTGTGCAGCGTTCAACGGATGACATTATCGACGGGATGAAGCAGGCGCAGACTGCCGCGCAGCAGGGGGCTGATTCTCTTGGCGGCGTGTTCACTGAACTCTGGCAGTCATTACAGGGGCTGTCCGGTGAGCACTCCGTTGATTTTTCCACGAACGCGGCTGATGCGGCAGAGCAGACCGGGGCGGTAAAAACGCAGGTGGATGCGGTAACAGATTCCCTGTCTGAACTGGAATCTCAGCAGGCGGGAACTGATGCCGGATGGCAGGATATTCAGGCCTCACTGACGGGTACGGAGGCCGGTTATCAGGCGCTGGTTCAGGCAGTGGCAGCACTGAGCAGTGACACCGCAGTTCTGACGGATGAGGAAAGTCGCGGTAATGCAGTCCGGCAGCTGGCCGGTGGCATCATTAAAGCCCTGCAGGGGGATTACCGTGAACTTGGCCGGATTGCGGAGGAAGCCGGTAAAAACAGCGTTGCAGCAGGCCGCAGCGAAGTCGCGGCACAGAAAAAAGTACAGGATGCACTGAGCAAAACAGACGTACAGTACCGGAAGGCCGGTGAATCTGTGGCCGGATTTGCCAAAAAAGCCCTGGCAGCCGTCGGCCTGTTTATGAGCGCATCTGCCCTTGTCGGTGAATCCGTTGCCCGTGCCGCTGAAATCGAATCCCTGGATAAATTCGGCAAAAAAATCAATGTTGCCACGGCAGATGTGGATGCCTTTGCCGGGTCAGTGGCTGAACTCGGCGGTACCCGTGAGGCGGCGCAGTCAGACATGGAAGCGATGGCGAAATCATTCGGGTTTGCCGGTAACTCCATGGAAAAAATCCTGCGGACGGCTGACAAAGTGCAGGGTATGAAATTCGATAAGGCTAAAGCCACGCTGTCGGCGCTCGGTGTGTCGGATGATAAAACCGTTGAGCTGATGATGAAAGGCCGCAAAGAACTCGAACGGATGATGGGGGTGCAAAAGGAATATTCCGGCATCACCAGAGAGAGTATTGAGCAGTCTGTCAAATTCAACAAATCCATGCAGAGTTTTAAACAGTCCTCCGGTCTGCTGAAAAACAGCTTTCTGGAGATGGTGATCCCGATCCTGGCAACCGGCCTTGAATGGGTCAGTAAATTTGTCGGCTTCTGCAAAGAAAACAAAACCCTGATCACGGGATTTTTTATTGCAGTCGGTATCGCACTGGCAACCTATTACGTTCCGCCGATGCTCGCGGCTGCGGCGGCCACACTGGCGGCAACATGGCCGATTATTGCCATTATTGCGGTCATAGCCCTGCTGGCGGCAGCGTTTGCGCTGGTGTATGACGACATCATGAATTTCATCGACGGTAACGATTCGATGATTGGCCGGATCCTGGATAAATATCCCGGACTGAAAGCCGTCATTCTGGCGCTGTGGGACGTTTTCAAAAAACTGTTTAATTTCATTATTGATGTTGCCGTTATTGTCGGCAAAGCGGCAGCTGATGCTTTCAGTCTCATTATTGACGCCGGTAAATCGTTGTGGAACTGGCTGCTCGGTTTTATTAAAAGTCTGGGGAACTGGGGAAAAAGCTTTCAGGGGGTTTTCGATAACGTCTCCAATGCTGTGGTTGGTATTTTCAAATGGCTGTGGAAACAGATAGAAGCTTACCTTGGCTGGATCAACAAAGGGCTGAATAAGATTAAAGAGGGCTGGGCGGCCTTTAAAAGCTGGTTTGGTGCCGGTGATGATGATATTGAGGTTGACCAGACCGTTAACCGCACGGTGAATGAACAGGGGCAGATTGGGTACGACATGCCGCCTGAAAAAACGATCAGTGAGGAGGACGCGGCAAAAATGGCGCAGGCCATGACTGCGCATCTGTACGGAGTATCAAATAATCCGGTGAATCCGATGACCAGTCAGGCGATCAGTAATCAGTCAAACACCAGTAATGAAACAAATATCAGTATCGGTGAGCTTAAGGTTGAAACACAGGCAACGGATGCGCAGGGTATGGCATCGGGGGTCAAAGATGAGCTCGGTTCTCAGTTACAGGATTTAGGGCATCAGACAGATACAGGGTGGGGTAAATGATTACGGAAGTGAAGATATTTGATACGGAATCCTTTGTCACCCTGTTTGAGTCGGTAAGCCCTCTGCAGCTGAGTATCAGGGATGAGCATAAGGCAACGCAGTTTCAGGTGGAATCCGGTGAAACCCGCAGTGACCATGTTGTGATTAACCCGGTGGAAATCGGTATGGATCTGATACTCGCCGGCGAACTGAAAGACGCCTTTGAAGCCATGCAGCAGGCTTACGATCAGCATCAGCTTGTCGGCATTCAGACCCGGGTAAAAACCTATCAGCCGATGCTGATAGTGAATTTTTACCACGATGAAATCCCGGATATGGCGGACGCGGTGAAACTCTCCCTGCGCTTTACCGAATGGCGGACGGTTGAGCCGGAATACGGTGAACTGCCGCCGCGTAAAGTCGCGAAGAAAGAGCAGAGTAGTACAGTAAACAGGGGGAAAGTCCAGACAAAAGAGGCGGATACTGCCACGAAGAAAAAAGGGTCAGCACTGACAAAAGGTGTTGACTGGGTGGCTGAAAAAGTGGGGGGAGAATGAAAACCATACCACTGAATGCGGCTCCCAATCAGCGTCTGCGGGTTACCCTGGACGGGCGGGAATGGGAGCTGACGATTAAAGCCGCACGGCGTGTAATGTGCTGTGATATCCGGTGTGATGACCGGGTGATTGTTCAGGGAATGCGTATTATTCCGGGACAGCCGCTGATACCGTACCGCCATCTCACTCACGGCGGTAATTTTGCCCTGCTGACAGAGGGGGATGAACTTCCGTGGTGGGAACTGTTTGAAAAAACACAAACACTGATTTATTGGGGGAGCGATGATTGATTTGCGCCGGATCCGCTGCGGCATTGAACTTAACGGGCGTATGCAGTGGTATGAGGGATTGCGCATCCGGGCCAGCGGCACCAAATATGCCAATCCGCTGCAGAACGAATGCACGGTGAATATCGACGGACTGAACGCGGAAACCCGCACTATGCTGCTGACCGAAACCAGTCCGTTCGCCGGCAATAAATCCTCACCCCGGATTGTTGTTGAGGCCGGTCGTGCCGGCAGCGGTATTTTCCGGATCTACACCGGTGATATTGTCAGTGCTGAAATCTCGTCCCCGCCGGATGTGACGCTGACACTGAAAGCGAAAACCAATAATGCCAGCACACGGGACATTGTGTCACCGGAAGGTAAGCAACTGGCAAAAATGAGTGAGATTGCTGCTGATATTGCCCGTGACTGTAATGTGACACTGAATTTTCAGGCAACGGATAAAAATATCGGTAACTGGTATTTCTGCGGTCCGGCGCTGAAACAGGTTGAACGGCTGCAGGAAGCCGGAAATGTGAAAGCGTTCATTGATGATGATGTGCTGTATGTCAAAGACAGTGATAAAGCACTTTCCGGAAGACTGCGGATCCTCCGTCAGAAAAGCGGCATGGTCGGTATACCGAAAGCCACGGAGAAAGGCGTTGATGTCACCTACCTTATCGACGGGGAATCCTCCCTCGGCGGCATGCTGCGTCTGGACAGCAAATATAACCCCGCCCTGAACGGGGATTACATTATCGAGCAGCTCAAATTCGATATTGCTTCTCACGACGATCCTTTCTTTTATCAGGCAACCTGCAAACGGGCCTGACACGGGCAAAACAATGAACAAACCAAACAGCGACCAGGCGAATGACGGCAGTCTCGCCGGGCAGTTTATGGCTGCGTTCCGTAATCTGCTGATGAATGTTGATGACATGCTTCCCGCCACTGTAGTGAGCTACGACGATGCGACAAACCGGGCGGTAATAAAACCGCTGGTGATGATGGTCACCACGGAAGGGAAGCGGATCGGGCGTGGTGCACTGCCTAATATCCCGGTATTCCGGTTTGGCGGCGGCGGGTTCTTTATCCGGATGCCGGTAAAGCCGGGGGACTTCGGCTGGCTGAAAGCGAACGACCGGGATATCAGCCTGATTTTTCAGCGCGGCGGCCTGGAGGATGAACCGAATACGGCCAGGCTGCATACATTCAGTGATGCCATGTTTTTCCCTGACACACTCAGGGGATGGGTGATCGACGGCAAAAACGCGGACGCACTGGTGGTGCAGTCAACAGACGGTTCTGTGTGCTTATCCCTGCATAATGATAAAGCAGTCTTTGACGGCCCGAAATTTATCTCTAATGCGCCGGAAAACGAATTTAACGGTAATGTGACCGTCAACGGCAACCACGCCGTCAACGGCAACAGTGAATCAAACGGCGGCACCATGAGGCATAACGGCAAAGATATCGGCTCAACGCACAAACACAGCGGTATCCAGCGGGGTAATGAGGATTCAGGGGAGCCGGTATGAAGACCTTTGATGTGAACGGGAATAATGATCTGTTCACCGGAAATGACGGTAATATTGCCATTGTCAGTGGTGAACCGGCGGTAAAAAACGTTTGTGCGCAGTATGTGAAAGCGCTGCGCGGGGAAATGCTGCACAAGCTGGATAAGGGGATCCCGTACTGGAAAACCACTTTCGGGCGACAGGCGGATCTGCCGCTGTTTGAATCCGCGTTCCGCGAGCGTATGCGGGAAATTCCGCAGGTGACCGCCGTGGTGTCATTCAGAGCCACGCTGAATGATAACGAACTGAACTATGTGGCTGTCCTGCAGACAGAATACGGGAGCATTACGTTAAATGGCTGACTATAAATACATTATCTCATCCGGTGTGATTGTTCCGGATACCGCAGAACTGCGGGCGGCAGTTGAGGATGAATTCAGAGCCGTATTTGGTCAGGATCTGGATGTCTCCCCGGAAACCCCGCAGGGGGCGCTGATCACAATGGAAACGGAAAACCGTGATGCGGTAGTCCGTAATAATGCGGAACTGGCAAACCAGATTAACCCGGACCTTGCCGGCGGTGTTTTTCTGGATGCCATCTGGGCGCTGATGGGCGGGCAGCGATGGGATGCAACTCAGTCGATACTGACGCAGGTTGAATTCGGCGGTGTCCCCGGAACTATCATCCCGAAAGGTTCACTGGCTGAAACGCTGGCCGGTGATCAGTTTGCCACGACAAAGCCGCTGATTATCGGTAAAGACGGGAAAATAACCGGCGATATGCGGGCGGTTGAAACCGGCCCTGTTGAGTGTCCGGCCGGTAAATTAAACACGGTGGCAAGTTCGGTTCTCGGCTGGGAAACGGTATCCAACCCGACCAGTGCGGTATTGGGGCGTGTTGCCGAATCTGATTTACTGTCCCGCCGCCGCCGGAAACTGACACTGGCAAAAAACACCGTCAGTGTCGGTGAGGCGATTACCTCCGCGCTATATGAGCTGGAAGGCGTCCGTTCGCTGGCATACCGCGAAAATTATACTGATACCCCGATGAGCCTGGACGGGATCACGCTGGTGCCGCACAGCGTATACGTGTGTGTTGAGGGCGGGGAAAGCGGGGAAATTGCCCGTGCTCTGCTGCGTACCAAAACGATCGGGGCTGCTTTCAACGGCAGTGAGGAGGTTGAGGTACCGGAGCCGGTCAGCGGACAGACCTATACCGTAAAATTTGACCGCGCTAAAGAGATTGTATTGTTCTGCCGCGTGACAGTGAAAAAAACATCACTGGATGCGCAGACGGTTATTCCGGCGGCGGTTGAGTCATGGGCCAGTGGGGAAACCGAGGGGGACGGCGGGCTGGTTGTCGGTCGCGAAGTTTCCCCGTTTGAAATATCGGCCGGTATTAATGCGTCTGAGCCGCGTCTGTTTGTCACACGGGTGGAACTGTCAACCAACGGCACGGACTGGTCATCCGATACTTACCCGGTAAAGCTGACTGAGATTGCCAGAATCAGCCGCAGTGCGGTGCAGGTGATATTTGTATGACACAGACTATTCAGCAGTTAACATTTCACTCCGATCTTCTGAGGGCTATCCTGTGGCAGTACGAAGGAGCGGATAATCTGAAAGCGCTGGCCCGTTTTAAATCGGACTGGTTTGAACGGGCAACCGTCAGTTTCTGGCAGAACTGGTACCGCGATGTGTTTAATATCGATACGGCCGGTGATTTCGGGTTGTCGGTATGGTCCCGTATCCTCGATGTTCCGCTGGGGATCGATATCCCGCCGAGTGAAAAAGAAAAAATCGGTGTCGGATTCGGGAAAAAGAAAGCCAATTTTCGGGCAAACTTCCGGCGTAATGCGGATTATACCCTGTCGCTGACACCGGAGCAGAAACGGCTGATTATCCGGATGCGGTACTTTAACCTGACCCAAAGCCCGACTGTCACCAATATCAATGAATTTCTTAAGCGTTTTTTCTGGAATGAGGACAGTAAAGTCTTTGTGCTGGATCCGCTTGATATGACGTATATGTACTACGTCTTCAACTTTAATCCGGATGAGCGTCTGCGCGTTCTGCTGGAAAACTTCGATCTGATGCCGCGCCCGTCTGGGGTGGGTGTCAAATACCGTATTGTGGCGAAAAAAGCCTTCGGCCACGGCGAACACCGTAAAAACTTCCTGGAAAGTAACTTCGGAGAATAATTCCCCATGACAAAAATATTTAAAATCCCCTTTGCAACACAAGGGGATCGTACTGTTGTGCCTGATGAAGTACAGGCGGACGGCTCACTGTCTTACACTCAGGGCTACGGTTACGATTATGAACGTGATCAGGCGACGGATCCGGCCGCCAAAGATATCGAACGCGAGAAGATGAACAGTCTCTTCTATGATATTACCGGTGCGGTCGGGGAAATACAGGCTTTCGGAATGCCGGTGTGGGCGGAAGAGGGTAAACCCTATGCCATCCGCAGTGTCGTGTATCACAATAAAAAAGCCTGGCAGTCAAAGATTGAAAATAACAAGACACAACCGGCTGCCGGTACCGCATGGACTGAACTGAAAGCAGATATGACCGCCGGGGATGTCGGAGCCTACACCAAAGGTGAGGCTGATCAGAAATTTCAGCCGCTGGGTAACTATCTGCCTGCCGGTTACAGCTACTCAAAAGCTGAATCTGACACCAATTTCCAGCCGAAAGGAAACTATGCTCCGGCGGGTAATTACGCCATGAAAGGTGACAGTTACACCAAAGAAGAGGGGGATGGACGTTATCAGGCGAAGGGGAACTATGCGCCAGCCGGGGATTACGCCGTAAAAGGCGAAAGTTATACCAAATCAGAATCTGATAATAAATATCAACCGAAAGGAAGTTATCAGGCGGCGGGTTACAGTTATTCGAAAGCTGAATCTGACACCAATTTTCAACCGAAAGGCAACTACGCCCCGGCGGGAAACTACGCGGTAAAAGGCGAGAGTTACACCAAAGCTGAGGGGGATCAGCGGTATCAACCAAAGGGAAGCTATCAGGCGGCTGGTTACAGCTATTCAAAAGCTGAATCTGATAATAAATATCAACCGAAAGGAAGTTATCAGACGTCGGGTTACAGTTATTCAAAAGCCGAAAGTGATGGGCGTTATGAGAAAAAAGGAGCAGCGAAAGGCTGGCGAAAAGTTGGTGGTGCCGGAAATGCCAGCAGCTCAATATCCATGTCAGAAGATGTCAGAGGTAAGCAACTCTATTTCCAGTTGACAGGATCCGGCGGGATTCACTGGACCACAGTATGCATGCCACCGGTTGACAATATTGGAACTCAGTTTCACCAGGGCAATACCGGATATGGTATTGTATGCACACAAAATGCAGGAAGAACATTGAAGTCAGTAGGTGGTCAATATATAGAGTGGTCATCTGTTTATGTAGCAGACTAAAAGGAAAGGCACGTGGTATAACTACGTGCCATAAATCATTTTCGGAATAATATTATATATTTTTTGTTTTTTGAGAATGTCATTCTGAATACTATTCTTTCATCATCCTGCAATGGCATTTCACCGAAGTTACTCATTTTTATAAATCGAGATAAGATAATTTTATTAAAAATATTAATCTTATCTTTTCTGGAGTGTGACGGTAGCCATGAACCAGAAAAATGATGAATAGAAAAGTTTACTTTATCTTCTTCACTGATACAAAAATAATGTGACGGAAATATTATTTCTGTATTACTTAATTTTAAAGTTGAATCTTTATCATATTCAGGTTGTATATTGAACCGAGATTCCAGATATTTTGTTATCCTCTGCGTGTTAGCCGTCAGATCCAATCCCCGCTTTGTTTTAAAAGAAATTTCATCATAAATGTCAATGAGGTCGCCGATGATTCGACTGTTCTTTTTAGCCCCCATTACTGCTGATGTAATAGGCCAGCAGTTGTTGTTATAGAATTCATGACAACTGAAGAAATCAAGATTCATAAATCTATCAAAATTATTGGTTACTTCCACATCGGTATCAAGATAAATACCACCATCATGGTATAAGGCATATAATCGGATATAGTCAGAGACAAAAGCCCATCTTTTGTTAGCAAATGCTTCCTCTGCATATTTATTGCTTATACCTTTAAATTTCTCATTGTTCCATTCGATGATTTCATAATCAGGGAAATGTTTTTCCCATGTTGAAATGCAATCAAGTACAAGCTGAGGTTTAGGCTTGTTACCAACCCAAACATAATGAATTTTCTTAGGTATGATATTCATCATATTATCTCTAAACTAAGTTTCTATAACATTAGAATAATACATTAAAAATAATGCAGTATACAGGGAAAATGTTCACGATATTCCATCGTGCAGCGAGCCATTGTATTGATAATAAACACATGATTTATAATCTCATATTGTGAATATTGTTGTTAACTAATTGATATCTATATAATAAGCAATGAATTTAAAATCCCTCGGCGGCAACGTATTTGGTTGTAAAGCGAAGACAAAAAAAGCCGCAGTATGCGGCTTCATGATCTGGGATAGCGGTTACATTAAATATTTTTTCACCGCTTCTGGATAGTCGTGCTCGGTTCTTTCGAGATAATCACTCAACTGTGTATGCAGTCGTTCTGCAACGTCTCGTGACAGGTATGTACGCTGTGGGGTTCTGGTAGTTTCTTCGATGCTGTGCGTATCACTGTTAATGCTGGTATCTGTGAATTCGATTTCGACCATCAGCATTTCATAAGGGCTGTTTTTCGCTACCCGAGTATCTGTGATTTGCGGAAGAAAATCACCGCAGTTACTTTCTTTCGGATTATTTTTCAT